TGAACACGCCAAAGCAGAATTTGGTGTAGACCTTGACAAAAAAACAAAACTTGCCGATCTAGAGGCTCAGGTAGAAAATCTTCAAAAGAAAAAGCCACAGCCAAAGTCAGAACCGAAGAAGGGCAGTAATGACCCTATCGCTTCTAAAGGCGAGCATGGAAAAGTTGTACCGTGGAACCCTGCACACAGGGCAGAGTACTGGCAATTTATCTATGACGAAAGATCTCTTTCAGAAGAAGAGAGAAAATTACTAGGTCTCTAACGTGGCAACGGTTCGGGTCATTGATGTCATTGATAAGGCAGAAGAGATTTTACAGGACACATCAAACGTACGCTGGTCCCAGCAAACTCTTTTAGATTATTTAAACGACGGACAAAGAGAGGTCGTTCTCTTTAGACCCGATGCCAGCACGACAAACGAATCTTTCACATTGGCTGAATCAGCCAAACAAACATTACCCGTAAGTGGCTTAAGGCTTTTAGACATATATAAAAATCTTAGCCCTAACAAAACGCCCGTTACTATCATTGAAAGAAAAATACTAGACGATCAGGTGGATGACTGGTACTCATCAACGGGTCTAGCTGTGGAACATTATATTTATAACCCAGTAGATCCTAAGTCATTTTATGTATATCCATACCCATCTGACAGTGGTCATACTATAGAGATTATTTATAGTTCCTCGCCATCAAACATAACCATTAGTGATTTTACAACAGATAGTACAACCATAAGCTTGGACGATACTTACGCTAATGCTATCTTAGATTATATGCTTTACAGGTCATATCAGAAAGATTCTGAGTATGCAGGAGATCTTCAAAAATCAGCCTCATACTATGCATCTTTCCAGAACGGGCTGGGCATTAAAACACAGGCAGATGCAGGATCTCAACCAAGACCAGCAACGCCAGCACAGGACACTTAGTAAATGGCAGTATCAAAGAAAATAGAAACGCTGATCCCCAAAGTAAGAAGGGAGGCACCGAACTGTCCCAAGTTTATAATACTTGATGAGTTAAGGAACACCTTAATTGATTTTTGTATTAACACAGATATTTATATGCAAGACATTACTCCGTTTGTGGTGGTTGCAAATGTTAACCAGTATGACTCAAGTGATTTAGATATACCGCCGGGAGCAGAGCTCAATCACATCATTGATATTTTTAGATCAAGATCTGATGCCAGCATTAATCAAATATCACAAAAGAAACTTATTCCTCTAGAGGCAAAAGCACAAATAGGATCTCAGTCTATTTTTAGTGTTTATGGAAAAGGTAGGGTTGATTACTACACACAAAAAGATCAAGAAACAATTTTGGTAGCACCAACACCCGAGGCAACAGAAACTCTTTATGCCTTATACAGCTTGAAGCCAAAACAAACAGCCACAACCATTCCCAACATTATTGCTAACGAATATCAAGAAGTGATTGTTCATGGTGCACTTTATAGACTACAGATGATGAAAGACTCACCTTGGTCAGATATTCAGGCTGCCGATTTAAACAAAAGGATGTATGATAAGGGAGAGGCTTTAGCAGTTAGAAAAACAAAATATGGAAATGTTGGAGCTAACTTAACTGTTAAATATCAGGAGTTTGGATACTAATGGCATATTCAGCAAATTTAAAATTAGTTGTGGGAGATACGCTTCCAGAACTTACCATCACATTAAAGGACTCAAACACAGCTGCGTCTGGTCAAACCTTAGACCCAGAGGACGCAACAACCTTCGCACCGATAGATATAACCAGCGGCACCGTAAGGCTTAGGGTTAGAGAGATAGGAACAACGACAGTGCTCAAAACAATCGTCTGTACAATAACAGACCCAACAAACGGTGTATGCACAATGGTATTTCCAAGCGACACCTTTTCTTCAGCCGGGCTTTATGAGGGCGAGGTTGAATTTACAAAGTCAGATGGAAACATTCAAACAGTTAACGATCTAATTAAGTTTACCGTAAGAGATGATTTTGACTGATGGCACTGAAAATATCAGTATCATTCTCCAATCTGCACTTAACGCTAGATAGACAAGAGCTTGCATCTTTAAGATCTTCCCCAGAATCTTCAACAACTTTATTATCTTTTGTTGAGCTTGTTGCAGCTGACATAAGGCTAGACCCAGACACCAAGAACCTTTACTTTACTGGCGATAATCCGAACGCACTGGTTTTAAATATTTCTGAGGACTTGGCTTTTAATTTTGGAAAATCATCGTCTGAAACGCTAACCATATCAGAGTCTCTGGAAAAAAGCACAGAAAGTGTTTTGCTTGATTCTATTGGTTTTCTGGATTCGCCAGAGCTCTTTTTTAACAAGCCCCTAACAGATACATTTAATATTACAGAGCAATCTGTATTAAATATAGGCTTAGAAAAAGAGGATACAGCATCAATCAGTGAGTCAGATGTAAAATCTATGTCTTTAGCTAAGGATGATGGTGTTTCTATATCAGAAAGTGCAAGGTTAAACCCATCTCTTAACAAAGAAGATTCTGTTGCACTATCAGAGTCTCTATCTAGAATAGTTACATTTATTAGAGAGTTTACAGACTCGTTTACCTTAGACGACCTTGCTAGTGTAGATGATCCTTTACAAACCGATGTTGGTTTAGATAAAACAAATATTACAACCTTAACGGAAGAACACATCTACCTTCTTTCAAAGGTTTTATCAGACTCTTACACGGTTACAGAAAACGCAGAGTTGTTGTTTAACAAGCCAGCTACAGATTCTTTAAACATGGCAGAGGCTTCTTCTTTATTGGTGGCTTTAAATAAAACAGATAGCGTCACCCTGTCTGAAACCCTTGCTTATTTACTTAGTAGCATTTTTACAGATTCATTCTCTTTTCTAGATTCTGATGCAAAATCATTTGTTACGGAAAAGAACGATACCACTTCACTATCAGACCAAGAGGTGATATCTTTATCAAAGAGCCTTACAGATCAAACCTCTGTAACGGAGTCTATTGACATACAGTTGATAGTAAATGTTAGAGGTTTCGTTCTTAATACAAGGGCTCTTAACACTGGTGTATTAAATTAGGAGACTATAAATGTTAAAAGATGGACTAAAACTTACTGGTAAGCTAAGTATTGCCCTTAACGGAAATATCGTTCAGGAGATCCCCAACCTAGTTGTTACTGACGGCAAAGGCTATGTTGCATCAAGAATGAAAGATGCTACCGCTACTGCTATGTCACACATGGCTATTGGAACAGGGTCTACTGCCGCAGCTGCTGGCGACTCTGAGTTAGGAGGCGAGGCTGGTCGAGTAGCACTAACTTCTACCACTGTTACTGACAACGAGGTTGTATATGTTGCAACTTTTGGTGCTGGTACTGGTACAGGAGCTATTACTGAAGCGGGTATTTTAAATGCTGCTACCAATGGAACTCTTCTTTGTAGAACAGTTTTTTCAGTTGTAAATAAGGGATCAGCGGACTCAATGACAATTACTTGGACTGTAACGGTTTCTTAATATAGGAGAAAGCCGTGGCAGTTGTTTTCAAGAACAATGCAAATACTGTACTTGCGTCTGATATTACCTCAACCGCAACTTCGATTTCTGTTCTTAATGGGAGCGTATTTCCAAGTTTAAGTGCGGGAGAATATTTTCTTTGCACCCTTGATGACGATACAAACAACGAGATTATTAAAGTTACCGCTATTAGTGGTAACACTCTTACTGTAGAAAGGGCTCAAGAGGGAACCACAGCCAGAGCTTTTTCAACTAGCGACACGATAGAATCCCGGGTAACAGCCGGGATCATGGAGTTATTCCCCCAACTAGACGGCGGAGAAATTACAGCCGATGAATTTATCGGTGACTTCAGAGGGTCGGTATTATTTAAAGCCCAAGCGGGCGAAGCCCTAAGCAAAGGCGATGTGGTTTATATTTCTGGTATATCAGGAAACACAACCGTTGTATCTAAGGCTGACGCAGACGATGTTGCTAAAATGCCAGCATTCGGTGTTGCTTCTGCCGCCGCATCTATAAACACCCCAGTAGATGTATATACTACCGGGATATTAAGCAACATTGATACATCCTCTTTCTCTGTGGGAGACGAGCTTTTTGTATCAAACACCCCCGGATCTTTAACTGACACCCCACCAACAGGAGAATCTTCTGCTGTACAAAAGATAGCAAAAGTAACAAGGTCAGATGCAAGTTCTGGATCAATATTTATTACAGGTGCTGGAAGATCAAACGCAGTACCCAACCTAAACAATGGAAAAATATTCTTAGGTAATGGGTCTAATCAAGCAGTTTCAACAACACTTGATACAAGCGTAGTACCTGAGAACACAAACCTTTATTACACAGATGCCAGAGTACAAGCTGTTTCTATTAACAATGTTGTAGAAGATACAACTCCTCAGCTAGGTGGTGATTTAGCATCTAATGGTAATGACATAGTATTTGGCGATAACGACAAGGCTATCTTTGGAGCAGGTTCAGATTTACAGATTTACCATGATGGGTCTAATAGTTATATCTGGGACAATGGAACAGGACTTCTACAGTTAAGGACAAACGGTTCGGAAATATCGTTAGTAGGGCAGAACGGTACAGAATTTATGGGTCG